GAAAAAAGCAAGAAAACTGTTGACCAAACAGTGGCCCCTGCGGTAAAGTCTATTTCCAAACATGGAAAACGCACTGTGAGACTCACACCATCACAAGTAGCGATCGCTAAGAAACTTGGTGTGCCATTAGAAGAATATGCTAAATACGTGAAGGAGTAGCAATATGACAAATACCAAAACAAGAACCTCACGCTCATCTCAAACTAGAGATAAAACTGCCAAAAGGCAGCCATGGCGACCACCATCTAGATTAGACGCGCCCCAAGCGCCTGATGGATTCCAGTATCGTTGGATACGTGCTGAAATCATGGGTCAAGAAGACAAGAAAAACGTTTCTTCTCGTATTCGAGAAGGTTACGAACTTGTTAGACTTGAAGAACTTGGAGACTTCGATGCCCCTACTATTGAAGAAGGTAAGCAAGAAGGCGTTGTTGCAGTAGGTGGATTACTGCTAGCCAAAATACCCGTCGAAATTGCAGAAGAGCGTAAAGCCTATTTTGCAAATCAAACTAGTGATCAACAGGCGGCTGTTGATAACAATTTGATGAGGGAGCAGCATCCAAGTATGCCGATAGACAATCCAAATCGGCAAACTAGAGTATCTTTTGGCGGTGCCAAGAAACAAGATTAGTTTCTAACACACATATTCATTGCCGGAATTAAATTGGATTATTAACAATAACTAATAATTTATTAGTCTAAGGAGGACTATAATTATGGCAAATAAAGACGCAGCCTTTGGTTTTAAACCCGTAAGGCATTTAACAGGCGGTCAGATTCGTACTGAAGAGTACGCTATTGCAGCTAACCACGGTACCAGTATTTTTTCTGGTAATGTAGTTGAAGCACAAGCGGCTGGAGGTATTGAGAATGCAGCGGCTGGAGACACTCAACAACTGGGTGTTTTTGGTGGATGTTTCTACACTGACCCAACAACAAGTAAACCAACATACAAAGCATTTTATCCAGCAAGCACTAACACTTCTGATATTGTGGCGTATGTTTATGCAGACCCTCAGATCGTGTTTGAAGCACAACATGACGGCACTGGAACAGCGGCTATGAATCATTCAGGCTTTGATTTTACAGGAGTAGGCGGAAGCACTACAACTGGACAATCAACTTCTGAGATTGATACTTCTACTTCTGGTACTTCAGGTGGCTTTAAGCAAATTGGAATCTCAAAAGATCCTGATAATAGTGATGTGGCAACTGCAAATGCAAATGCATACGTAGTGTTTAACACTGGCGAGCACGTGTATAAACTAACAACAGGCGTATAGGGAGGATTTGAACTATGGCTATAAATAGAGCACAACTTGCAAAAGAGTTGGAACCCGGTTTGAATGCACTATTCGGATTGGAATATAAAGGCTACGAGAATCAGCATGCTGAAATCTTCGACACAGAAAACTCTGATAGAGCTTTCGAAGAAGAAGTGATGATGTCTGGCTTTGGTTCTGCATCAGTTAAACCAGAAGGTACTTCTGTTAACTTTGATTCAGCGACTGAGTCTTTCACAGCACGTTACTCTCATGAAACTGTTGGACTTGCTTTCCAGATTACTGAAGAAGCTGTAGAGGATAACCTTTACGACAAAATCAGTACTCGTTACACGAAAGCACTAGCACGTTCTATGGCACACACGAAACAAGTTAAAGCTGCAAACATTTTAAACAATGGTTTCAGTTCTAGCTTTACTGGTGGAGACGGAGTAGAATTATTTTCTTCTGCTCACCCGACTTCGTCTGGTAACCAAAGAAACGAACTAGCAACTGCTTCTGACCTTAACGAAACATCACTAGAGCAAGCAATGATTGACATTGGTGCTTTTGCTGATGATAGAGGACTAAAAGTAGCTGCTAAGGCACGTAAGTTGATTATCCCATCAGCGTTACAGTTTACTGCGGAAAGACTTATGAAGTCTGCAAACAGAACTGGTACTGCTGATAACGACATCAACGCATTAGCATCAAAAGGAATGATCCCTGAAGGTTACGTAGTGAATAACTACTTAACTGACACTGACGCATTCTTTATTAAAACTGATGTGCCTAATGGTATGAAACATTTCCAAAGATCTCCGATCGCAACTTCTATGGAAGGCGACTTTGAGACTGGAAATATGAAATATAAGGCTAGAGAACGTTACAGCTTCGGTTTTTCTGACTGGAGAGGTATGTTTGCTTCTGAAGGAGCATAACAACTCTAACTTTTTTAATTAGAAGACTAAAAGGGGC